AAATTTAATATCTCATATCTTCCTCCGGCAGGAGCAAGAAATATAAAAGAATGGGACTCAGACCAAGAGTCGTGGAAGCCAGGTTGGACCGTTATGAACAAGTTTGTGATGGGTGCTGACCCTGCTAAATATGAATCCCACGAGGTTAGTGGTAAGAAAAAGTCCTACAACGCAGGGGCAATGTATTACAAGAAAGATGACCATCTTGATGGGGACACAGGACTTCTCATAAAGCCGAGAGGTATGTGGGCATCTGATAAGTTTGTCCTAACTTACAAACAAAGAGATGTTGGAAGAGAGGAGTATTGTGATGATATGGCAAAGGCTTGTATGTTTTTTGGTGCTATGTTGTATCCCGAGATGAATATTACCTTTCTCTACGAAAAGTTTTTAGATTGGGGATTGAGAGGATATCTTTTGTACGACATGGATGAAAATGGTTTCAGAAAGCCATTGCCTGGTAGGATTACAACAGACGGCTCAAGTAATTCGGCAAAGCAAGATATCTTTGATAGTTGGGAACATTACCTCAAAAACGGAGTCGAAGGAGAGAATCATATCGAGATTTTGGAGGAGTGTGCAAACATTGATGGTAAGCAAGAAATGACAAAATACGATTTATTTGCTGCTGGAGGCTATGCACTTTTGGGAAGTAAGTCAGTTTACCCTAAATTTGTAGAATTAAATGAGCAATCTATGAATATAGATTCAAAACTTTTTGATACATTTGATTATTATTAAAGTATGAGCGAATATACAATCTTATGGCCGAAGGATGATATTGATCCTAAAAAGAAAGACAACAACTGGTTGTCTCAAATTGGGCGTGCCATTTTTTATCGTTACGAAAATAACAAAACTTATTTTGGCAGACAAGATATTGCTCGTTTATTTGAGATAAGAAACTATTCTGAGGGAAGACAGAATCAACAGAAGTATATTGATATGTGGATTCAGAGAGGGGAAGAAAAGACAAGTCTATCAAGCCCTAACGCACAAGCGCAACGTATTCGTAGGAAGGGATACGCTAACATGAACTTTGAGATTTTCTCAATTGCTCCCGAACTAAAAAGAATTATTCACTCTGTTATTGGTACTGATAATCAACGCATTCAAGTTGATTGTATTAACCCAGAAATTAAAAATAAGAAAGCGTTAGATAAGGCAACCCTTTACGTTAAGTCAAAGATGGAGCCTCTAATGAAAGAGATAGGGATGCCTCAAGTTGGAGAAGGAGAATTCCTTCCTCAGAACTCTGGCGAGTTAGATGTCTTTGAAAGTCTAGGTGGGTTTAAACAAAACTTAGAAATTACTTTAGAGAAGTTAATTGAGTTAGGTTTCACAAATAGCGATTGGGGTAAGATTGAACGTCAGTTAAAAGACGATGCTATTAATTTCAACTTTATGGTATGTAAGGATTATACTGATCCTCATACAGGAATGGCAAAGGTTAAGTACATTGATGTAGTTAAATTTATTTGTGCATGGACAGATGAATCTCAAGGGGATAACACACCTTTTGCAGGACACTTTGAAAAATATAGCATTCCTCAAATTAGAGACTTGCTTATCCAAAACGGATGGAGCGAGGAAGATACTGAAAAACAAGTTAATAGAATTGCTAAATGGGCATTTGACTTAACTTATTCAAATGATAGATACGGATGGTCTTGGTATTGTCAAAGAGATACTATCACTGATCGTATGCGTTACGATGATTTTTTTGTAGATGTTCTTGAATTTGAGTACATTTCAAAGGATACTCAGTTCTACAAAAAGAAAGATCGTGATGGTATTCACACATTCTACTCAGACAAGTTTGGGGAATATGTAAATACAGACAAGAAGAAAACAGTTATTGTAGACGCTCACGTTATTTACGAAGGGTACTTTATCCCAGGAGCAAATATCACAGTAGGAGGTAAGCAGAAGAACATGAAGAGAGTGAGTAAGCAAAAGCCTCAAATCTCTTATCGTTTTGAAAGAATACCGGGAAAGGCTATTACAGAAACCGCCATACCTATTTACGACTCTCTCCAAATCAATCACCTTAAATTGCAAGCCGCTAAACTAGCCGCTGCTCCAAAGGGTATTGCGATTGACATTGGGGCATTAAATATTAATAGCATAGCAGGTTCTATGTACACCCCATTTGACCTTGTTCAAGTGTATTCTCACACAGGTAATTTCTTTTACAAATCTTCTTTATTAGGGGGTAAGGTAAATACAAATAAAACCTTTGATGAACTAGAGGGTGGTATTGGTAAGCAATTATCAGAATGGATTCTTGCATACCAACATGACGTAGAGAAATTGTTACAGATTACAGGTATTACCCCAACAATGGCCGGGTCTCCTGCGAAGGGAGATAAGTTAGTTGGCATTGCTGAGATGGAAGTAGAGGCTACCAACAATGCCTTGTGGCCGCTGCAACAAGCCTTAGAGCGTTTGAAAGTTAAGATGGGTCAGAACATTGCTTTGCGTGCCATGACAACTATGCGTTTTGATAACGAAGTGAAGGACTACTACGCGGAAGTATTTGGCAAGACATCAATTGATTACTTAATGCCTGCTGCTGACTTTACGTTAGACGAGTTAGGAATATCTCTTAGCAATAAGATTTCAGCAACTCAGAAGTTTAAAATTGCTGAAGCTGCTGAAACCGCATTAAAAGTAGGTCGTAACGGAATGCCTGAGATAGAACTTTCTGACTATACTATGATTCTTGAGATGTTAGAGAAGGGACGTTTGAAAGAAGCAACTTGGTACTTGACATACAAGAGTAGCAAGAAGCGTCAATACAACGATCAAATGGCTGCTCAAAACCAACAAGCTCAAGCACAATCTCTTCAAGAGTTGGAGTTGATGAAACAGAAAGGTGAGATGGAGCTTCTGCAAATGGCTGCGAAGATTGAAGTTGAAAAAGAAGCTGCTCTCTCTAACATTAGAGTTAAAGAAAAGCAAATGATTATTGCCGCTGAAACTCAAGGTACAATTGAGGAAATTAAAGCAGAGGCATACTTACAGGAACAGACTGGTGCTGAAATCACAGGGAAGTTCCGTAAACCAAGCGCATAAACACAAAAACAACACATAATGGAAAATCAAGAACAAACTACGCCTACAAGTATTTTTAGTGCTTTAGGTTTGGAGAACCCGACTCCTGCACCGGTGCCTTCTGGAGAAGAAGCACCTGCATTTGAACCAACACCAAGTGGTGATGGTGGCGAACCTGCTCCTTTAGCAGAACCTATTATTAACGAGGACACAACCTTTAAAGCATCTGACTTAAAGGCAATCTTCGGAGACTTTGAGTCTATGGACTCTATCAAACAAAAGTATTCTGCATTTGAAGAGAGAGCAAAGAAGTATGATGAGTACGAGCCTCTTATCTCTCAACAAGAAAACTTAATTAAAGAGTTAGAATCTCCATTTGCAAATGAAAAACTTGCAGGACTTAACTCATTTATTAGAAACACAGGGATTAATGACTTAGATGTTGCAGGTAAGTTTGTTGGGAAAACATCTGAAGAGATTAAGCAAAATCCAATCCAAGTTATGGCACTTGCTCAAGTTATTCAAGAGCCTGACCTTTTAAACAATATGTCTTTCGAAGACCTATGTGAGGCAATTGCAGACGAGAACAATACTTACGCTGATGTTACTTTTGAAGACGCTCCAAAGGTGATGAAGATGAAGATTGGAAAAAACATTGCTGTGGTCGAAGAAAAATTGCAAAATATTGGACAAAATAAAGATTTTGTTGCATCTTTGCGTAACCAATATAACGAGTCTAAAGAGACTGTTGCAAGGGCAGTCCAGGAATGGAAGCCTACAATTGAAAAACTGACTGATTTGAAAGAGGTGGAGTATGATCTTGAGGGGTATAAAGTGAAGGCGCAGGTGTCTGCGGAGACCCGAACTCAGCTCCAAAAAGAGATTACAAATATCATCGCTTCAAATCCATCTTTACCAGATGACCAAAGTATTGAGCTTATAAACACATATGTTCGGAGCCGAATAGAAAATTTAGAAGCAGCCAATATTTATAAATCTCTTATATCAGCCGCTAAAGGGGAGGCCCTTGAAAAAACGGTTAAAGAGTTTCATAACGGATCATCTGTTGCTAGACCGGAAAAGCAGGGTGGAACTAATGAGAAGAGTCAATTGTTGCAATACTTTGAAAGACAGATTTAAGGAAAAAAAATAAATTTTTTACTCATTAATACTTTACCAAAATGGCTTTTGGAAATGCTTCAAATAATGCGGTAACCGCATCGAGTGGTCTTAATGGAGACCTCTTATCACTTTTTGACGCGAGTTACACTACAGGCTTATTAGTGCCTCACTACTTGCGTACACTTAAAAACAAATTCGGAGACAACGGTCTTTCTGACTTCCAACTTTTGATGGGATTAGGAATGAAGCGTGGTGTTCAGAACATTACAGGATGGCACTGGGAGAAAGGTCTTTATGACGCTCCTATCGTTGCTGCAACTGCACAAGGAACTGTTCCTGCCGCAGGATTCACTTTTGATTCTGACCCTATCGCAGGTGGTAATACTGCTCCAAACAGTGCTACCAATGCATTGACTTTCTTAGGAAACAATGCTAATGCTTCAGGTCCATATCTTGACCAACCAGCAGCGTACACTTACGCAAAGCCTGGTCAAATCATCATGAACACAAGCAACGCTAACTTACCACAATATTTAGTTACTAACGTATCTGGAGTTACCGTAACTGTTAAGCCAGTTTTGTCTGGAACAACTGAAACAGTTGCAGTAGGTGATATCTTTGTTGTTGTTGGTTCTGCATGGGCTGAAGGTACAGACCAACCATTGTCTTCTCAATCATTCTGGACTAAGTACAACTGGAAGACTCAAATCTTCAAAGAGACTTACCAACTTTCTGGTACTCAAAAAACTAACGCCCCACAGTGGATGGAAGTTGAGTATGGAGATGGAAAGACTAAGAAAATGAACGGTTTCTTCTACGAAGGTCAAGACGAGGCTGAATATCGCTTGATTAAGCAAATTGCTTTGTCAATGATTTTTGGAACTTCTTCGACTAACACAGGTGTTCCTCAAACATTCTCTGGTCTTGATAATGAGATTGCTTCTCGTGGATATTCTCACGCAAGTGGAGCAAACTTTGAAGTTGCTGACTTGCGTACCATTGCTAACGTAATGAGCCGTAGATATTCAAGCAACTTGTTCTTGGCTTGGTTGACTAATGAATTGTACAGCAGCTTAAACAATAGCTTAAACAACATGGCTGGTGGTAACAGTTATCAGAACGCTAACTTGGTTAACGCTACTACTCAAAACATGGCTGACGTATTCTTCGGTGGTAACATGGAGCAAACTGAGACTTTATTCTCTAGCTTCTCTTGGCAGGCACTTAATGTTGACGGTTACAACTTCGCTTTGAAACAAGCTCGTTTCATGCAAGACCCTGCAACTACTGCTGCTAACTACGGTACTTCTGCACCTCTTCGTAAGCGTGGATGGATCATCCCATTGAACAAAGTTCAAGACGCTGAAGGAGTTCTTCGCAATCGTATCGAGTTGGTTTACAAGGAGATGGACGGATATAGCCGCTTCATGGAAATCACAGACGATGGACGTGCTTCTGCTCGTAAGATTGGACCAAGTGACGTTGCTCGTCTATACTTGTCATCTGACCTTGGATTTGACTTCTTCACATTGGAGCAATTCACTCGTATCACAGCCTAATTTTAGGTTATCTTATACTGTAATGAAAGGGGGAGGGGAAACTCTCCCCCCTAATTACAAAGACACACACAAAAAAATAACAATAATAAATTTACAACTATGCTATTTCAAGATGGCCAAAAATTCGTTTTAGATCAGGAGGATATTGATGAATTGACCTCAGTATTTCCTGAGTACATGAAAAAGAAAAAACCTGTTCGTATTACTTACAACGCAGGTGTTGTTCAAAAAATTGAAACAAACAATCCAGCCTCTCCGTATGTGTTTTCAAAGCCTACGTTTAGTATAAATCTTTCTAACACATGGATTGATTACAACACAGGAGAACAAAGAGAAATACGTTTCTCGTATCTTCCTGCAAGATATCGTGGAGATGGATCTTCTTACTTTGAGGATAATCACATTGTATTAGACCATTCATTTGTGTTTAAACCAGGTGAGGACATGGAACTTCTTTGGTTCTGCTACAATTTCAGCAGACTATTTAAAAACGGAAAAGTTGGTCAAACATCGTCTCCATTCCAATTCATTATCCAACATAAAATTGTTGAGCAAAAGACTAGCACAACTATGTCAGAAGCAAAAACTAAAGTTGCTTTAGGTGAGATGCCGAAAGATAAGTTACTTTCTTTTGCTAAAACCTTTATGGTTATTGAAGAGGATGATACTCACGACATTATATTGGCAAAAATATTCGGGACTATGGACACAAATGTTGAGTTCAAGAAGTTTTTGATTTCACAGTTTGACAAAGACGCTGTAGATGAGGATGTTATTTCTCTAGTGGAAAAGGCAATTTCAACAGGCTTATTAAAGTCTAATGATGATGGAGACCAGGTGGTTATGGTGCTTAACGGCAAAGAAACTATCGTTGCTGACATCCCATTTGACGCAAAAGGACTGTTAATCGCATATGTTTCTAAAGAGAAAAAGTTATACACTCAGTTGAAGAAGGCTTTGTCTTAAACAAAAGATACAAATAATCTGAAATGGGGTACTTTTGTACCCTATTTTTTTTATCTTTGTGTATAAATTATAAGAAAATGCCTACTACTCTAAGTTTTAATGTTTCTACAAAAAAGTATCAAGGAACAGCTACCCCCTCTGCAACTGTTTACGCAAAATTGACAGACCCGTCAGGTAATTTAATTTTAAATAAGAGTACCGTTGGTAATGCTTTTATTACAGCGTCAACTACCTCTGCATTTTATAATTTACCTTTAGACACCTCGTCTAATGTTTTACAAGGAACATATACGTTTGAGTATGGTGCAGTAGCAGGAATGGGTACTGGAACTACTACTACAGTTTTATATACTTACTCGGGAGTTAATATTACTTGCCAAGAATTTAACGTAACTAACGATTGTAACTTTTATCCTACAGGACAAATTACTGCAACGGATTCAACAAGTTATGGAGACTGGAGAGTTGACAGCAAGAGCATTCGTTTGTATTTTCCTATTGGGCTTACTCCAGCCCCTGTTGTCCCATACTACGAAACAACAACAGCATCAACTCTTGTAGTTAACACATTGGCTACTGGAATGTGGACAGCAATACTAACAGCAAATTTAACAATCACTCAAGTTGACGGTTTAACAATAGTTGCTGTTCTAACAAAAACATTAAACCACAACGTAGCGTGTAATTCTCAACTATGTAGTGTTAACGATGCTCTTGACCAGATTACAGCGGCATACGCAGCAGATGTAGCTTGTGGATCAACAACTCCTCGTTATGCTCAAGAATTAACTTTAGCAAATGCTTACTATACCCAATACCAAATTGAAAGGTCTTGCGGAGACACTCTTGCGGCGGCTACCTACGCTGAAAAAATTACTAACCTGGTTGGTCAAGCATCTACTTCTTGCGGTAGTTCTTGCGGTTGTAGCGGTTCTAGTTGCAGTTGCGACACTTCTTGCGGTTGTAGCGGAGAAAATATTACACCTGAGTGGGTCAACAATACGACAAGTGAGTCAGGATACAAATCATATGTAGCCTTAATGTCTCAAACAGGTACAGCAGCACCAACCGCAACTATTTTAGAAAATAGTTTAGGTAATATTGTTTGGACAAGAAATTCATTAGGTGTATACTACGGAACACTTGTAGGAGCATTTCCTTCAACAAAAACATTTGCTCGAGTTAATTTATCAATAAATTCAGGCGCAACTGTAAGTTGTTATATATTGAATGATAATGTTATTGTGTTAACGTCTGTGGCTAACGACTCGCAACTAGCAAACAATCCTTTTGAAATTAGAGTTTACAACTAATAGAAGATTATGAATCTTAACGACATACTAAATCAAGTTTACAACAAGATAGGTAAGGATGCTTATGGCAACCTTATTACCCCCGATATTTATAACGAGGCTATTGAGTATGTCAACATAGATAAGATAAATGACTTTTTGGAAGTGTATGAAGAAAATCAAGAAATTACGGATAACCTTCGTCCATTCATAATTACATTAGGTGATAACGGTTCTACCCCATTAGCACTTGACTCTTATGGTTACGGCATCCTCCCTTCTGATTATTTAAGATATGGAAGAGCGAGTCGTTACGATTATGAAAATACAACTACCGGGTCTAATCAAATTTATCGTCACATTGAAATGTTGTCGAATAAAGATTTTTCATACAGGCTTTCAACATCTTTATTTTCCCCTAGTTTCGCTAGACCGATTGCAACTATTCAGAACAAAAAGATTTTGATTCGACCACAAGGCAT